TCTTGGTCGACGTTCTTAAAAGTGGCACCAATCGCTTCCTGATAGTTCTTAAAATCGGTTTCGCTAGTGTAGCAACGGGACAGAACTTTGGCGGCGAGGCGAGGCATGTCGAAAGCGACACCATGTTCAGTGACAATGAACGAAACAAACTGGCCGCTGCTGCCAGGCTTGAACTGAAAACCGCATTTGTCAGTGTAATAGTCCATGCGCTCCTTATTGAAGCCCACTGCGGGACCGCGGGCCAGACTGTCGTCGCCTTTGATGTAGAGATGCTCGTAATTCTCTATGACGTCCATGCAGATCGCTAGGTTGAACAAGCAGTTGTCGACTAAAGTGTGCGGAGCGCCCGAATCCTTCTTGTCATTCACCTCGAGGGAAAGCGCGGTAAAGCAGACCTTCCGCGTCTTAATTTGCTCCTCGAAGCGAGACAGTAGAACCTCCGGTGTGCCAATGCGCCGTAATGCGCGGAGCAAAATCTCGCGCGTCAAGTTGTTCTGATTACTGTCGAACTGCGTCCAATCATTGTCGACGAAGCGTTCCCCGGGCGTAACGTCGGCCTCAATAATGGCCTGTACCTCAAGGTCGGACATACCGGACATCACGCGGATCTTCCCAAAAGACTGTTTCATCAGAACCTGTTCGAGCAGCCGCGTCCAAGGGGACATCAAAAGGTTTAAAGTCTTGTCCCATGCGGAAATGCCCTGTCCGGCCTTGTCTGTCTCCAACGGATCTTTGCCGAGCATGGGTTTCTGTTGGTCTTTAAGGAACGACTTCACCAGCGCGACGTACCGCTCTCGCCAGTCAGGGGCGTCCATGATCGAGTCCATATTCTGCCCTCGCCTGGTCATTTTTTCCAAGGCGTCAAGGAACATCCGATGATGTGCGTTCTCGGGCAGGTTCCAGTCGAATTCCGCTTCGACTTTGCGGAACAACTCCTTAGCCAGCTTACGCGCAACGTTGGGGGCCATGTTCTTGGTCGAATGAGTAAGGCGTTCCAACATGCTGCGGGCGTGCATCTGGTCGTTGGAGTGTTTGGTGATCTTGACGCGTTGCGGTCCGTCGAAGCAGTAGACGGTGTGGCGCTTGCGTTCAGTGTCAGTGTCATCGGAGAGCAAATGGGGCTTAAAGACGCCCTTCGCGTCCGCACCGGTGTTATATTCCACGCTGTCGGCGGAAACTTGCTCGCGCTGCGGGGGGGCCGGGTAGTACTTGCTAATAACGGCCTCGGCGGCGATGTGGTCAGCTTTCGCGCACACGTAAGGGACGTCAAGCGGTACGGCGAGCTCCACGTGCGTTTTGGGAGTCAACGTTGGGTTCTCGACAGCAGCCAGATCAATGTTACTGCAGTCCGCAAGGACGTCTAAAGGCGAACTGTCATTAATGGCAGTGACCAGGTCACCACCCTCTGCGCCAGTGCAATCACGCACAAAAAGCTGGTTGGTGTGGCGCGTGAGTCCGACAATCACGTGATTCGGGCTCTGACGAATGAGGGCGCGCTCGCCTGCAGTCCCGGCGTAGTGGAGTATGACGCTGGAATAGGTGCGCCCTTGGCACTCGTGAACGGTGACTGCGTTAATCTTACCCAACAGCTGGATCTGCCGTTTCTGTTCTTGAGTGAAGCAGACGACTTGCGCGTTTGCGTTCTCAAAACGTTCATGCACGTATGATATGCTGCTGTT